AAGCCTCGACCGTGGCAGAGTCGTAAGCCTCGACCGTGGCAGAGCCGCAAGCCTCGACCGTGGCAGAGTCGTAAGCCTTGACCTTGGCAGATTCGTAAGCCTCGACCGTGGCAGAGTCGTAAGCCTCGACCGTGGCAGAGTCGTAAGCCTTGACCGTGGCAGAGTCGTAAGCCTCGACCGTGGCAGAGCCGTAAGCCTTGACCGTGGCAGAGCCGCAAGCAAATGATTTAGCATTAGAGGTGTGTTCTTTTCTTGTGTAAATGCCGGCTTCGGCTAGTTCCTCTTCAGAAAAGTTATTTTCTAGGTAATTTGCGTCAATCATCTTGGATGCACTCAAGACCCAATACCAATTATCGGTTATCGCTTTCAGTAAGTCCTGTTTGCTTTTTGCGTTTAACCCCATCCTGTATCCATCTTGACAAGCATTATGTTTTTTAGCCCGTTCAAGCAGATCTTCTTTTAATTCCTCGAATGTCTTCATTATTTTTCGTTTATTAGTTCTACAATGTCTTTTCTTATCTCTATCAATTCTTCTTTGCTAAGTGTCTTTAATTCGTCTAGGATATCGTCCTTCTTGGATCGGTTAGGTCTTGAAGGGGCTTGCACCACGTATATCACCCCGAAATCATTTTTCTGACTCATAAGTCATTATAACTATTTGGTGTACCACAATAAAGATTGATATGATCGCTAGGATCAAGAGGTGAATATTGAGAGGTTTTTCGTACCACTCAAATATTGACACTATTGACATTAGCCCTAGTACGGTAGCTGCGATCATCCTTAGTGAGAAGATGATAATGCTCTTTATGGCCCGGAATATCTTCCAGAACCATGCTTGGTTTCTCTTTATCATATGTTGTTGATTTAAATTTCTTGATGTGAAAAGGTCTCATATCCTCACGGACGGAGACCTGCGTTGCACTTTCGTGAAATAATTGATTGAATAGCATCCGCTAGGGATGAAGCGTGCTCCCTGCCGGGCTTGAACCGGCGACCCTAAATGCTCTGACCAACTGAGCTAAGGGAGCGTTTGCCGGGGAATCCCACCCCCGGCGAGTTCTTAATTATTTAAAAATTCTTTCTGCCTGCCTCACGGCGGTATATTAAGGTCTTGGTAGCTTTATTACACATAAACATGTCAAACAGTACAAATGGTTTCGTCCCGCCTCCGGTCTCGCTCCGGAACCTGCGAGTCTTTGGCTCTCTTGGCGGGAATAGTTGCGGTCTTGGCTAAATTGCCTATCTTTAGGCCGTTAAACAAAAAAACTATATGGAATTAAAAGATTTTATTAAGGAAACGTTACTACAGATCGCTAGTGGCGCAAGACTTGCGGATGATGAATATCGAAAACTTGGAAATGGTGGAGTAAATCCTGAAGGAAAATTTCATTTAGAGGGTATTCCACACATCCTATGCCCGGGAGTAAATGATAAACATGATATCTCTAAGCCTGTCGTATCCGTTCAATTCAAGTTGAATGTCCAGATTGAGGAAAAGACCCAAATAGAAGGGAAGATCGGTGGCATATTAAACGTTATTTCCGCTTCTTTCGGAGGATCAAAGGAAGATACAAACAAATCCGTTCAAGAGATTTCTTTTTCCATTCCCGTAGCCTTGCCGTCACGCTCTTCGGCTTCGGGCAGATAAAATCGTAAATCCTTTGGGCCGAGTTGATAATGTCTTCCGATTTTGCCATGTTAAAAGGGTCTCGGATGTATTCTAAACAGTACATCCGAATCTCCTTATCTGTTTTTGGATAGTAGTCCATATTTTTTATATAATTGCCATTGAATAGATTATAGACACCATGGATTATTTATTGAGCAAAGGAACTCCCTGACCTTCTCGGAGGCAATGGTAGCTTCTTCCTTTGAGGGGAAAAGGTTACCCGCTTCCTTGAGCAGCTTGATACCCGTCTTGCCCGGCCCTCGATTGTTGAAAATGCCCGATACCGGCTCCGGAAGGAAATCTCCTTCCCTTAGATACCATAGGTCGGTGTTTTGGATGGAGGAGTTACCAGTCTTCCCTTTATCACCTGTCATTATCCAATCGTAAACGGCCTTATGATTTGGATAGGAACGGTTTACGCAATCGCAACGTATCATGTAATCCTCATGATTTCGATTCTCCTTTAGCCAATCGAAAAGTTCCTCCATTTTCCCTACCGGTTCTTGCCCGATGAGGGCAAGAATGTCTCTCTTGATCTTAATATCTTCCATGTCTTTCTTTTTTTTAGTTCGTTCCCGGAAGCCGATTCGATCAGCGGCTCTCGCCTCCAGTCCGGGATATATTTTTCAGAGGACAGGGTTAACCAATGCTGGATCATAACACCCCAAGGAATATCCTCTATATAGTACATTAATATAAATATGTAGACTCCAACATCGGAACCGATTGAACTGCATCGGGAGCGGGGATCATCATCCCTTCCGGTATCTTCGACTATCATAACCTTACCGCCATACCTATATCTCTTACGTATATCCTCTTATGGGGATAAGGATTTATTCACTAAGTCAAAGAACTCTTTTTTTTAGTAGCCCCACCGGTAATCGAAACCGGATATCTCCTTTAGGAGAGGAGCGCTCTATCCGTTGAGCTATGGGGCCGAGGATTTATCTTTTTCTCTTTTTATCCTCTTTGCTTGACATCCATCGGATGTAAATCTCATCAGTCCGACTTAGTTCTTTCAGCCTTACTGTTGGATATTCAATCTTACCGGGACGGCATATTGGGCTTATTGCTCCCATTTTTCTCCATCTTAATACATTGGCTTTACCATAAAGAGCTTCTGCTTTCCTTTGAGAAATGTAAGCTGGATCATCTTTATCCTCTTTGGCAAAGGTGTTTATCTTCGCCGCTAAGTCACGAATGAAGTCGTGATAAGACACAGATCTATCTGGAAATGTTATCTCGGCTATCATGATGGATCACTTTTAATTTCTACACCTCCGTAAAATTTCAAGGCTCTTCTCCTTATCAATCTGGTATTGGCCGTATCTGTCAGTCCTTTTAACGCTTGCCGGACACACACCGTAGATAAGCCCGTGTCGTTAGCGATTTTTGTTTGAGCTCCATGTGGAACCATTATTTCGTTCTTTCTCATAATGTTATGTATTTTTTATTACTATCTTTGCCGAATAATTATAACTGTTTCTATTTCGAAACCTATTTGTGTTTCGATTTTGATACCGCAAATGTACATCATTTAATGTACAAAACAAACATTTTGTACATTAAAATAATTACAATATTTATGCTATAAAACATGTATTATTGTATGTGATTGATTTATAAATAGTTTGATAAGTATTAAAGAAAGGAGTATGAGAGATAGATTATTATTGGCATCATGTGCATGCTCTATGTTGATGAGCATATTGGCGATCTGTGTGGCGTTTTATAGATCACCAAACTTGGGTTTTGATTATCAGGGAGTGATTGTCGCTACATTGACTATTCTTGTGACAGTGTTGGTTGGTTATCAGGTGATGAGCGTTCTTTCTTTTGATAAGACTATGAACACCAAGTTTGATAAGTTCAAGGAAGAATATAAAAAGGAGTTGAAATTGGAGACGGTGAAGGCGAATATAGACTTGAAGACTAATATTCGCTTTGCGTTTTTCAAATATGGAGATCAAGAGGTCATTTTCCATTTGTCAGAGAAAATACCAGATCTTATAGGAGAGCTTGAAGAGAAAGATCAGGTCATATTCTTTGTCGCCGAAATAGAACGGTTAAAGAAATATATACAAGAAAATCTGAAAGACATAGATAAGAAGTATCTCATTCGTATGAAAGAGGCTTACTTACGTTACGGATATGTTCCTTGCGTCTTTGATTTTCTAAAATACTTAGATAACGTTTGTGCATAGCGTTGAGTATTAATAGCTCAGGTTCTTCCATTTTGTCTCCGAATGGATTTATATGCTTTTCCCAATGCTTGTAAGTCCCTTTTGAGATGGCTTTAACGCTTTCGCTAATGATATAATAGAAATGCTCGTTATAGTGGTATCTTCTATACATATCAACTAAATCAGGCTTATACGGCTTATACCGTATTCCTATTAAGGACTCAAGGAATATCCTTAAACGTGATTTGATGGGTATTTTCTTTACGTTCTCTAACATGGTTATAGCAGCCGATATGCGGATCGGATTTAATTGATAAACGTATCACCCGCATGTGATATAAAAACAAATGTACATAAAATAATTTACATATGAGTATTAATACTAGAATAAAAGAAATAGTGGATTATTATTATGGAAGAGAAAGAGGCTCTTTCCAAAAATTTGCAGATAAGCTTAATGTGTCAAGACAAGCTGTAACAAATTTATGTACTGAAGGATCTAGTGTTGGCATGACATCTGTAATGAAAATCCTAGATGCGTTTGATCTTATTGATGCAAATTGGCTTTTACGGGAAAAAGGCAACATGTTAAGGGTTGTAACTTCAAATGATGCGTCAGCCGTTTCTGACGAGAAAGTAAAAGATGTCGCTTATTGGAAACATGTAGCTCTTTCCATGAGTGAGGAGGTGACAGAGAAGAAAGATCGTATTAAAGAATTGGAAAGAGAACTTCAGCGATTAGGTGATGAGTTGGATCAACGTTTATTAAAGGAGGAGAGAAGGGGAGCATCCGGCAACGCTTCCAAGACTGCCTAGGTAAAAGACATAGATCATGTTGTATAACATCTAAAAGACCGTATCATATAGGATCGTTTTCGTGTTATAATAAGACAATTCATCATATTAGTCTAATGAAACAAAAAACAAGTTCTTTGTCGGATCTAATCCACCCGATAGAGGTATCTGCTGATGAGCAGGAAGAAGTTAAGGTTTATCCTTATGGAAAGTTGGTTCCATATCGAAGGGTAGGGAATAAGGTGTATGTGCGTTATATAAGAATATAGCACATAGTTTTTTTGAAAGAGGCCGTTAATGCGGTCTTTTTTTATGCTTATATATTATATGTACGCGCACGAGGAAACATATGGATTTTTTAGTATATTGCGAAGCGTTTGAAAATGACGGTATGTGCTGTGGTTGATTTTAACTGTTCCAATGACTTACTTTTAAGCTTTTCGGCAGTTATTGAAGTGTCAAAAATTAAACCTAAATGTTTGTATATTGTTTTACCTTTTTTGCTAAACATCTGATAATCATATATAGAATTACTGCGGCGCAAGCAGCTATAGAAGGATAGGCTGTTAAAAACTGCAAGTCTTAAATATCAATATATAAGGCTGATAGACG